CGCGGATCTCGGCGGCAGACGAGGTCACAGGGGAGCAATAGACGTGTACCTGGCCGATGGGCTATGCTCTGCCCATGTCGACAGATCCACTGATCATCGAAAACGCGGCCTTTCTTTCCGAGGAGCTCGAGCTCGCCGCAGCCGCGTGGCACGGGGAGCTCGAGCCGGGTGGGCTCGCCGCGACGACCGGCGAGATCGTGGCGCTGTCCGCGACGCGGCTAGCGAAAAGCTTCGGTGGGCACGAGGCAGCGATCGATCCGCGGGAGCTCCGCGACATTCTTCCCGACTATCAGGACGCGATGGTCGAGCTCTCGATGGCGCTCGACGACGACGACGAAGCGGATCTGGCGAAGGCTGCAGCCGACGCCGCGATCTGGGCGGAGCAGGCCGCGCCCGTGGTTTGCACGATCGACGAAGAGACCGAAAAAGCGGCCTCCATCTTCGTGGCCGGCGTGTTTCGGTGGACCGGGAACAGCACGAAGAAGGTCAAGGATCTGGCTGAGCTCGTTCCCGCCGATGGTTCGATCAAGAAGTGGATCGAGCCCTGCGCCGGGAGTTGCGCGATCTACCTCGGGCTCCAGAAGAGCAAGCCGGAAATCTTTTCGAAGTGCACCGAGATCGTGCTCAACGACAAAGACGCGCTCCTGATCGATTCGCTGAAGTTTCTCCGCGGGCTCCGAGGCGAGGCGAAGGCCGCATTCCTGAAGCGGGAATGGGTGAGATCGCCGGAGCAAATCAAACAGCTCCGACAGTGGACCACGACAAACAAGGCCGACGCGGTCTATCGGTTCGTGTACCTCCTCTATTCCAGCGCGACCCGAGGTCACATCAAGCCGCCGAAGCCGCAAGCGACGCGGACCGCGAAATCACACTGGCTGACGGAGATGGGCCGCAAGATCCCGATCGAGCGGGTGCTCGAGCAGGCCGCGCGGCTCCGCGGCGTGAAGCTGACGAACCGTGACGCCGTCGAGGTCGTGCGGGAATACGCCGGCGACCCGGGCGCGCTGCTCGCCGTCGATCCGCCATATTCCAAAGTGAACAACTCGGGCGATGACTGGGTCTACGGGCAGGCAAGCGGGGTCGACTACGAAGCGCTTGCGAAATCGCTCCGCGCCGCGAAGGCGCGAACGTTCGTGCTCATCGACAGATCGCCGCAACAGCGCAAGCGGTGGGGCGCGTTCCTCAAACGGATCTTCAAATGGAAAAGGCGCGATTCGCTCGCCGCAATGCAGGGGCGAGGCGAGCGCTATTACCATGACGAAATGTTCGCGAATTTCGGCAAGCCGCTGGCGAAGGCCGCCGACGACGAAAACGAGGAGCTCGAGAAACGGGTGGTCCGCCGCGGCGACCAGTTCTGCGTTTTGGATGAGACCTCGGGCCGATCTTTCGGCTGCTACGACACCAAAAGCGAGGCCGACGCCCGTCTGCGTCAGATCGAGCGCTTCGAGGCCGGAGCCGTCGAAAAGCGGGATCTCCCCTTCGGCGTCACCGTCACATCTCAGGGCTACGTCGCGATCAAGGTCGGAGCGTCGCACCCGCTCGGCGACTCTCGAGGCTACGCATACCTCCACACTTTGGTGTGGCGCGCAGCCGGGAAACGACTCCCTGCGAAGGGCGATCGCTACTCGGGCAAAGATTCGATTCTCGACCACATCAACCGCAAAAAGGACGACAACCGGCTGAGCAACCTGCGCCGCATGGGCCGCGGCGGGCACGCGATCCGAACCACGGAAGACAATGTCCGCGACGGCATCGTTGGTTCCGGCGGAAAAATCGGCGCGCGGCTGAAAATGGCGTTTGACCACGCCGACACTGCAGAGCATCGGATCGTGAAAGCCGGGACCGACGAGGAGCGCTTTATTCTCTGCGTCGTGCTCGAGCCGAACGACGGGAAGAATGGGGCCCCGCTCAAACCGGATTCGCAGGGCCATGTGTATTCTGCTGAGGAGATCTATCAAGCGTGCCACGGCTACATGGTCCACCACCAACGGCACAAATTCCAACACGGCAAGGGCGACATCTATCGCGGGAAGTTCCTGTCGAAGGACAAAATCCAGATCGTAGAGAACACGATCACGCGCTGGGATGGTGAGCTAGTCGACCCGCGCGGAAAGACGCAAAAAATCTACAAAGGGACCTGGCTCCAAGGGTTGATCCTCCATGACGATCGACTGTGGGAAAAAGCAAAAAAGGGAGGGTTCAAAAGGGGGATCGACAGTTTGTCAATCGGTGGGACAGCGGTCCCTGTGCCTTTCGAGGGTTGACACTGGACGCGACACTGTGTGTTATAGTTGAGCGAACGCGCAAATTATGGCGACAAACGAAAAAGACCAAGTCCTCATTCAGCGGCTCACAAACCTAGTTGTGAGCGAGGTTTCCCCTGTTGACGCTGGGGCGAACATGGCGAGGCTGCTCGTGATCAAGCAAGCTGGCCTTGCCCCCTCCGGAGATATGAGCCGCGCTGAGCTCGGCGAGCTCCGCGACAAGCGCGCGACCGAATTCGGGATCGAGGTGCTCGGCGATGGCAATTCGAACCTGACATTCCCAGCCGGCGAACCTACGACGCTCGAGCAGTACGCTGACCCCGTCAACCTGAAATACAGGATCGACGACAAGGCCCACGCCGCGAACGCTCGCGCTCGCTTCGCTCAAAGTTTCAAGGTCTACGGTCCGCAGTCACGGCCCGTCATTATCGAACGGATCATCCGCGCTGCGCTTCGATTCGGGATCAAGCCAGCATTCGACCCCGAAAATTATCTCGACGGCCTCCTCCCGGCAGATCTGCGGGAGCAACTCACGGAGAAGCAAATGAGCAAGTCCGAAGCCGAAGCCGAAGCCGCCGCCAAGGCCGAAGAGGAAGAGGCCGCGAAGGCGAAGGAAGAGGAAGAGGCCGAAGCGGCGAAGAAAGCCGCCGAGGAAGAGGAAGCGGCGAGGAAGGCGAAGGCCGAAGAGGGCGAAGGCGACGAAGCCGCGGAAGCCGCCGCGAAGGCCAAGGCCGAAGAGGAAGAGGCCGCGAAGGCGAAGGAAGAGGAAGAGGCTGAAGCCGCCGCCAAGGCCGAAGAGGAAGAGGCCGGCAAGGGCGAGCCAGCCGAAAAGCAGGACCACGCGGCGCAGATGACCTCGGCGATTCAGCTCCTCGAGCAAGTCGACGGCACGGTCACCGCCGGAAAGACGATGGACCCGGGGAGCTCGGCGAAGCTGAAAAAGGCGATCGAGATCCTGAAAGCTTCGATGACGACGGCGGCGAAGAAGGCCGACGAGGCGGAAGCCGCCGAAAAGGCGGGACGCCAGCAGATGAGCGTCGCGCGCGGCAAGCAAGCCATGAACGCGATCGGCACGCTGATCAAGGTGCTGCAGGAGATGATCCCAGAATCCGAGCGCAAGGGATGGCCGACGCGCAAGGCCGACGACGAGCAGGTGGCCGAGGAAGCCAAGGCCGCTGACCTCCAGAAAGCCGCCGACGCCAAGGCAGTCGTCGAGGGGGACCTGGAGAAAGCAAACGGCGAGATCGCCGAGCTCAAAAAGCAGCTCAAAGCGGCAGAGAACATCGCCGCGCCGTCGAATGGTCGCACGCCGGACGTGAAGCGGGAGCCAACGGAGAAAGCCGCTGACGACGCGACGATGCCGTTTGACGCGAACGACCCGGAGTTTCTGAACAGCTAAACCCGGCAAGGCCGGTTAAAGGTAGAAATAGGGTGGCGGGACGCCACGATCGGGAGTTTGAATCGGAGGCACAATGACGACTTCCACCAAAGTGTTTCTCGAAAAGGCCGACCTTGCAGTCTCTGATCTGACCACCGATGGCGGTAACCTGCTGCCGGCTCAGTTCAAGGAGTTCTTGAAGCGGCAGATCTTGCGCGCGAAGCTCTCGCGCCTGATCACCCGCAGGCCGCTGAACAGCTACACACAGGAGCTCGATTCCGTGTGGTTCGGTGATCAGGTCTTGCACCCCAAGACCGACGGCGAGGCGCTCACCAAGGCGCAGCGCTCCAAGCCGAACCTGGGCCGCGAGACCTGGAACGCGAAGCTGTTCGGTGCTGAGGTTCGACTGACACGCGGTGTCCTGGAAGACAACGTCGAGGGGAAGAGCTTCGAGCAGACCATCCGTGCACAGTTGATGCCCGCGATCGGCCGTGACATGGAAAAGGTGATGATCCAGGGCGACACCACGTCGGCCGATCCGCTGCTCGCGCAGCTCGACGGCGTGCTCGCGCAGGCCACGTCGCACAACGTCGCCGGCGGCTCGACGCGGCTGACTCGTGCGATCCTCAAGTCGACCGTTCGGGCGATGCCCGAGGAGTACGACGACGAAGGCGATCCGATCTTCTTCACGTCGAAGCCGGCTCAGCACGACTATTCCGATAGCCTCGCCGCGCGGGGGACCGCTCTAGGTGACAAGAACATCACCGACGACGCGACCCCGCTCTACAAGGGCGACAAAGTCGAAAAGATCCCGCTGTTCCCGAAAACTCAGGGTGTGGGCTTGGACGAGACCAGCGTGCTTTACACGCACCCGAAGAACATCATGCAAGGGATCTGGCGCAAGATGTTGCTCGAGACCGACAAGGACGTCAGCGCGGGCGTGCTGATCATCGTCGTTACGATGCGTTTCGATGTCCGTTTCATGGTCGAGGACGCGGTCGTGAAGACGACTGCGATCACGAATAGCTAGACCGTCCGCGGTCTGGTGTCGAGGTCTCCCCGGCGGCATTCCGCCGGGTGTGACTTTCATTCTGAAGGGAGTGTTTCGAAATGGCACTTACTGTCATCAACAGTTCCGGCAAAACGACCGGTATGCCCAGCGCGCCCATGCGCAAGGCGAAGGCGAACCTCACAGGCCCGACGAGTTACGTCACCGGCGGCGAAAGCCTGGCGACGACGTTCCCGGGGCAAACCGTGTTTTCGTGTCGGTACGTACCGACATGGAACGGCGCCGCGCTGCGCTGGGCACGGATCGAAGACAGCTCGGGCGCTCCGATGCTCAAGTTCTACGAGACCAGCAACGGAGCTCCGGCGGCCGAGGTCGCAGCGGGCCAGAACATGACGGGTCACACGTTCGACATCGATTTCAACGTCGAATAGGGCGAACGGCCACAGGTAGAAAGGCCCGCCGGAAGCCCGGCGGGCAGCTCCGAGCAATCGGGGTGGGAGGTTTTTGTCGTGGATTTTCGTTACGTCCGCATGAGGGAATACAAGCCGCGGATCGGCCAGTCGGCAAAGAGTCGGACGATCATCGGCAGCGACAGGGATTATCGGATCGCGATCGATCCTCAAACGCTGCAACGTCCGTGGAACAAGGTCCCGCTCGCCATCGCTGCGATCTGCGAAGAGATGACGGTCGACCCGAACAGGGACGGATCTCCGCTGTGCATGGAGGTGTGCACAGAGGAGGAGGCGCGCGAGCTCGACGCGATGGCGGAGCGGGCTCGCTTGGCCCAAAAGGCGCGCGAGGCGCCGACGGTCGACGACGCGATCAGTCATGTCGGCTCGGGCGATCTCAGCCTCGAAGAGGTGCACTCGAGGCGAACCAAGGCGCTCGTCAATGCGACAGCGCCCGCGGGCCCACCGATCGAAGAGATCAAGGCGGGTGCGCTCGAGGAGGCGAAAGCTGGGCTCGCTGACGAGTTCCGCGCTGCGCTCGAGGACGTCAAGGCCGAGGTATCCGAGATCAAACAGTCCGCCGACGATGCCGCCAAGGCGAGCGAGGCAGTGATCAACGCGCAAGCCGGTGAGATCGAGGAGCTCCGCAAGGAGCTGAAATCCGCCAAGGCCGCTGCCAAAGAGAAACCACCCAAAAAGCCGCGCGGGCGCCCCCCGAAGAAGAAGAACTAGGGCGGCGCGTCGATGGAACGACGCACACCAGATCAAAACGCGCGGTGTTCCTCTCTGTGGAGCACAGGCGATTTTTCGATCGCTGCCTACCTGACCTCGGCAGGCGTGCCATTGCACGAGGCGCTGCCGACGCAGTCGCACCACTTCACGTTCGTATTTTCGGACCCGGATCAGATCTGTCCCGGGCTGGCGATTGGATTTGTCGGTTCGGAGGTGGGGTGGTTCGACCTTGCGCAGCGGCTGATCAAAAAGCTGACGTTCGGCTGGCGCGATCATGGCCTCGCCGGAACGCGGGGGACCTGGAAAACTGCGGATCTGCAGCTTGCGGCGTGGCTCGTGATGCGCAAGGCATCGGCGATCCGGTTCGTCGGTTTTCGACGGACCCACCGCATTCGTCGAGAGTACGAATTTTATTTCGACGGCGACAGAGAAGAGATCGAGGCCATCGCCGAGAAATATGACGCGAGCTCCTCGAGGCGATATTCCGACGCCCAGAAACGGCTCGGTTGCATGGGTCACAGATCGGGAGGAAGAAATCAATGAACGTGTTTTACAAAGAATTTTCTCCGGTTGGCGCTGGATTCGAGGAGGTTGAAATCCCGTTCAACGCGCGCACTGTCGTGCTTCGGCACATCGGCGGAGCGCTGACTGCGGAGTACTCGTTCGACGGGACCACGACGCACGGAAAGCTGATGACCCAGGCGTCGCCTGAAAATGATCACCCGTTCCAGGTGCGTTTCGATGACGCCGAAGGAATCTCGAAGGTGTACATCAAAACGGCGACGGAGACCGTTTCAGTTCGAGCGTGGCTGTAGATTCGGTGCGGGTATGTGGATGTTGAAATGGCCGAAAAAGACGCAGTGCTGGAGATCCTCGCTGGGCAGATAAGAGACAGAAAGCGAAGGGGAAAAATGTCGGCAGCCGAAGAACAGCACGACGATTGCAACCACCCTGTCGAGATCGCCGACGTTCAAAGCTCCATAAAACGGCGAGCGGCGCTTTTGATTTCAGCCGTCGGTCTGATCGGCCTCGTTCTCGGATCAGTTGTCGGGATCGCCATGTTCGCCGCAAGTCTGAATTCCGACGTCACCCACTTGCAGGTCCGCGAGATCGAGGATCGCGGGGCCGCCACGAAAGCCAACGAGACGAGGCAGGAAGCAGACCGAGCAATCATAAAAATGGTGACTGACAACGAGCGGGCAAACGCGATCCAACACGGTGAGCTCATTCGGTCGACGACGGCGATCGAGACACACCTGAAGATCATCGCCGACGACAGCAAGCGGCGGCGGTGACATTATGGGCTATTGCACCATCCAAGATATGCGCGACGAAGGGTTCCTGATCGCCGATTATCCCGACGACTGGGTGACAGCAAAAATCGCGCTGGCAACAGCATACATCGACAAAATCACTCAGCGGTGGTTCGAGCCGCGCGACATGACTTTGCGAGTCGATGGCATCGGCTCGTCGACGCTCAGGCTCGCTGTGCCAGGGATTATTGAAATCGATTCGGTGCGAACAATCGGCGGGCTCGGCGACAACTTCGACGCTGACGACGTCGATCTCGATGATATCGTCGTTTACAACCGGCACCTGACAATGGGGCTGCTCGAGCCTGACGATCGCGCCAATCCTCGGCTGGAAACGTTCGTCACCGACGACCGGCTCGGGCGGAGCTCCTCGACGGCATTCGGTAATTTCTACCTGTTCCCAAAAGGTCGCCAGAATATCGAGGTGGGTGGCACGTTCGGCTACACCGAGCTCGCCGCAGGAGCGACGCCGGGCGAGACCACCGAAGGGAGCCAGGTTCCGGATTCGCAGGGCATTACTCCGCCGCTGATCTGCGAGGCGTGCAAAAGGCTGGTTGCCCGAGACCTCGAGCAGTTGGCGGAGAGCGAAGAACGGTCGGACGTGCGAAACGAGTTTCGAGTGACGGCGCACAAAACGCGGCACCAAAGCATCAAGTTTACATCGCTGGAAAAATTGGCGATGAATGGATTTGCGACCGGCGATCCTGAGATCGATGGGTTGCTGGCGCTCTATACTGGTGGCAGTGGCACGAAGGTGTCGGCGGTCTGAATCTGGGCGGCAGACGATACAGGGGAGCAATAGACGGGTATCCAGGTGGGAAGAGGGCGACTCATATACAAGGTGACTGCGCGGATCGCCAGACTTGCTCCTGCGACGATCGAATCCGATGGCAACTATGACGACGTGTTCCGCGAAGCAACCTCCGTCGACACCGACGGCGATGGCATCGGCGATCCGACGCGCAAGGAGCTCGCGACAATCGATCTCCACTGTCAGTTCGAAGATGGTGCGTGGGAAGCGCTCGAGGCCCACGCGATGGGCGTCGACCCTGAGTTCAAGATTGGGCTCTTGTTCCACTTTCGGCAGCTCGAAAAAGAGGGGTTGGTCAATACGGATGGTAGCCCGAATCTCACAATCAGCGATCGGCTGGTCGCGATCTACGATAAGAGGGGGACTACGAAAATTCAGGACGTGCCGACAGAGCGCCCGTTGTATGTGCTCGAAGCGCGGCCGATGTCCTACGGGCTGGGACTGGTAAACCCGAAGCGAAATCTGTTGCTCGTCACCTTTGGGCAGCGTGGGCTCAGTGCCTAGCGTCACGTTCAGCGGTCCATTCGAGCAGCTCGGCGGAGCTCTCGAGCGGCTGTCAAATCCGAAGAAAATGGAAAAGCTGTTTGAAAAATCGCTGCGAAAGGAAGCGCTGCGACTGCAGGGGCAAATCGTGCAAACGTTCGCGCGGCAGGGTGCGCCCGGTGTGAAGTGGGCGCCTCTGTCGACGATGACGCTCGAGCTCCGCCGCCGCCGCGGTTTCGGCGGTTCGAAGGCACTGATCGACAGAGCGGATCTCCGAAACTCGATCAAGGTGCGCAAGGCCAATGCCAGAGACGCGAAAGGCAGATTTCTAAAGGGTGGCGAGGGCAAAAGTGTGTTTTTCTTCGTCGGCGTCCATCGCTCGGAGCGTTCGAGCACAGGCGGGCCATTGGTCAACGTCGCGATCATTCAAGAGGGCGGGGCGAAGATCAAGATTTTCGGCACCGGCTCCGCTACGATCGTTCCGCGTCCGTTTATCGGGCCTGTGTGGGCCTCAGAGGCGCCGAAATCCGCGCGGCGGATTATGAAGGATTTCCGCCTGGAGATTTTCCGATGACTGCGCCGACGTTCACTAGCATCACGCCAGCGGCCGGGATTCCCGGTGGGCAATACGTGTGCAAGGTGGTTGGTACCGATTTCAAGCTGCCGCCGGCGCCGGCCGCAACCGGCTATGTCGGGGGGACCTGGACCCCAAGCATGGAGATCGAGGTCAACGGGCGGGAAGCTGAAGACATCAGGGTCTATTCGTCATCGCTGCTTACGTTCATCATGCCGGCGTTTCGAGGCGATCCGAACGACATTGGGATCGGCCTCGACGTCGACCTCGTGCTCCGCAATCTAGACCCTGACGAGCCGACGACGGCGACCGACGCATTCCAGTATAAACGGCAAAATATCGCCCGGGGCGATGGTGCGCTGGCTCACATCGTCAGGACAATGATCCTCGATCTCCGGCGCCAGATCATCAACAACGTCGCGCCGTCGACGGAGATCGAATACGACGCCGACAGCGGCGCCGCGATCCGGAAGGTGACGATCGCCTCGACTCCGGCGATCGCTGTGTTCGGCCCCGGGATTCGAGAAAACCTGATCTATCGCACGCCGCGGCGAGCGCCGGTGCAGGACGTCGGAACACTGACCTACAATCGCTTTCGGGAGCCGCACATCGTCGACCTGCTGTTCGATTTCACGATTTTCACCGCCAACGACGGCGCGGAGCGTGACCTCCTCAATCTGCAGCAGCTCATGATCCTGTTTTTCCGTGACAACACCCACCTGACGGTCGACCAGCAACCCGACGACCTGAGCGCCGGCACGGTGGAGCTGCAACTGTGGTTGACTGCGGAGCCGTCGGTTGATCAGATCGCGAATACTGCAAACCTGCATTCTGCGTCGGGCTCTTTCGAGATCCGCGCCGTGCCGCTTGATCATGATGAGTGGCTCGGGATAGAACAAGGGTACATGACCGACGATCCTGCGGATGTCGACATCGATTACGAGCCGCTTTAAACGGGAGGCGTTCTGATGGCAAAGAAAACGACAAAATCGAAGCCCAGTGCAGAGGCGCCGAAATCCGACCCGGCTCTTCCGCCGAAGCCTAGGCCGGCGCCGGCCCCGCTGAAGATGCCGCCGGAGCCGAAACCGCCGGCGCCCGTCGAGGTGGTGACGCTCGAGTGCATTCAACGGAGCGCCTACCAGATCGAGCTCGTCCACGAAATCTGGTGCGAGCGGCTCGGCAAGTGCGAGTGCGAAATGCGCGGCAGGATCACCAGTATCCACGATCGGAAAACCGGCAAAGTCGGCAAGGTCCAGACAAAGATCCGTTGCCCGCGCGAAGTTCGGATCGCGCCCGGCGCGGCGAACGCTGTCACGCTGGCAAAGGTCGTGTTAGACTGTCCTGGTGTTGCGCGAGCTCTACGGTCCGACGCAAAAGTCCGACCGCGCTTGCGACTGCGCTGATCGACGACAGGTAGAAGTGTTGGCCGCGGGATGCGGCGATTAGACCACGAGGCACGCGATGAGTGGTGCACTGCTGTCGTCAAAGATCGTCAACCGGGAAGAGGAGCCAAGCCTCCGCGCGATCCCCGCCACCAAAACCGCCGTGATCGCTGCGTGCGGCACGACAGAGCGCGGCCCGATCGGCGTCGCGACGCTGTGTCAGTCGTGGGAAGATTACACCAAGGTTTTCGGCTCCTTCATTCTTACCAGCGATCTCACGCTCGCCGTGTGGGGGATCTATCAGCAGGACCGTGGCGCTTGGGTGTATGTCACGCGCACTGTGCACTACACAAACCTCGACACTCCGACGATCGCCACAGCGGCGAAAGCCGCGGTGTCGATCCCCGGCACGTCGGCGGTTGCGTCCGCTGCTGTGCTCACCGGCACCGTTTCGGCGACGTGGGCGCTTGCCCCTGCCGACACGCTGATCATCGATATTGACGCGACAGGCGACGACACAGCGACATTTGACGCTGCGGCGGCAAGGATCGTCGGTGGCGCTGCGGCTGGCTTGCCTGTCAATATCGGGGACACGTTCGATATCCGCGTCGACTCTTGGGGCGTTGATCAAACCATCACTTATTCGGCTGGGCACGCGACGGTCGAATTGGTCGCGCAGGATATCAACGCGCAGGCGAAGGGATTCAGCGCGATCGTTGTCGGCGGTGCGACGATCGATTTCCTGGCCGATACCCAGGGCACCGACAGCTCCATCGAGCTCAAGGCGCAAACTGGTACCGCGCTCACCGACATCGGGCACGCCGTCGCCGCGGCGACGACCGGCACCGGCGACGTCGCGAACATCCTGGCAGTGACCTTCCTCGAAGCGAAGGCCGTAATCGAGGCCGACATCCTCGGCGGCTCGGGCTGCACCGTGACGCAGCATGCCAGCGGATTCTTGATCATCACGTCGAACACAACTGGCGCTGCGTCTTCGGTCAACGTGAACGCGACGTCGTTGGCGGAGGTGAAGTTCGGGCTGTCGACGACGATTGTCAATGGGACGGCGACCACGACATCAACGACGCTTATCGCGACCGGCTACAGCGAGGGGACGTATTTCGAGGACGTGCGAGTCGTGATCGCCGCCGCGTCGAATGCCGTCGCCACATACTTCGACATGACGGTCCAGACCTCAGCAGGCGTCGTGCTCGAGTCGTTTCCAAACTGCCAGAGCGCAGATACAGCCGCCGACGACTTCGTCGAGACCGTCGTTACTCGCATCGGGTCGCAATACATGACGGTGGCGGACCAGGCGACGACGGTACAGCCCGACAATGCGACCTACACGCCGACAGGCGGCGACGACGGGCTGACCGCTCTCGACGCAAACGACTTCCTCGGGACCGCTGCCGGGCAGACGGGTATCCATGCCTTCGACACGGTGGAGTCGATCACGATCCTCGTGATCCCGGGGCAAACCGGCACGTCGCTCCACAACGGGCAGCTCACCTACTGCGAGACCGACCGCGAGGGGCTCGTTTTCGCGATCCTCGACACAAACGCGAGTTTGACGCCGGCGCAGATGGTGACCTACGTAAAGACCACGGCGGCACTGAAGGGCGCCAGCGAGCACGGCGCGATCTACTGGCCGGAGATCAAGGTTCGAAACCCGAACAAAACGATTTTCGGCACCGACGACACTGTGACCGTACCGCCGGCCGCGTGGATCGCCGGCGTCATGTCGCGAAACGACGATCGGCGCGAGGGCGGGATCTACGATCCTCCGGGCGGAACCGAGCGCGGGAAGATCACGGGGCTGCAAGGCTTCGAGAATGACGACGTGCTGCGCGAAGAGGTTCGGGATCTGATCTGCCCCGAGCTCATCAATCCGATCACAGCGCTCGACAATCACGGGCGATTCATCGACGGCGTGAAAACGCTGAAGGCTGACGGCAATTTCCCCACGATCGCGGAGCGGCGGGGCGTCAGCTACATGCAGCGCAGCGTGAAAGACGGCACCCAGTTTGCGCGGCACTCGAACAACGACGAAAGTCTGCGGGCGCGCATGTTCCGAACCGTTTTCAATTTTTTGCGCAACCAGATGAAGCTCGGCGCGTTCTCCACGAAGACCCCGTCGACGGCGTTCTTCGTCGATGTTTCGGAGGCGCTCAACCCACCTTCAGAGGTGGCGCTTTTCAAGGTCAACGGCAGGATCGGGCTCGCGACCCAGAAGCCCGCAGAGTTTATTATTTGGTCGTGGTCGCAGGATACCAGGGCGCTTGACGACGAGCTGGCCGGCTAGTACCGGCAGGAGGAAGCGAACAAATGGCACTCAATCTGTCGAACGTGCCCGAGGATTTCGACCTCAAGCACAAGTTTATCGTCGAGATCGGCCAGTTTTTGCGGGCAGGATTCACCACCTGTTCCGAGATCAAGGTTTCTCGAGCCAACATCGAATACAACGAGGGCGGGCGCGACATTCCGGTCAAGTTGGTGGGTCGTGCGACCGTCGCCGACGTCACACTGACCCGCGGTGTCACTCGAGACGAGGACGCATACGAGTGGTTCAAGGAGGTCTCTGACCTCGCGTCGAATACCGGCCTCGTTTCGCCGTTTTTCAAAAAGGACATCGACGTCGTTCAGCTCAACTCCAAAGGATTCGAGGTGAAACGGTGGACGTTGATCAATGCGTTCCCCGGCGAATTCGTCGCCGGCGACTGGTCGAACGACGAAGATGGCGTCGTCATGGAGCAACTGATCTTGCGCTATGACTATCCGAAGCAGCCCAGAGACTAGGACTGATCGCCCGTCTACACCTC